GCTATCTGAGTTTTTAGATTCAATCAAGAATTATCGAAAAAATAACATCAACGAATAATGATACAATTACTTAATTTCGAGAACTTTAAAAAACTTCAATCTATTGAAGAAAGTTATTCTATTCCCTACGAAAAAACTTTCAACGAACTTCTAGAGGAAGCTCAGGATAATTGGGAGACCGAACATATTCTGAATGAATCATTTTCATCTTCTATTATGAAAACGATTTTTGATTCAGAACCTGACAAAACTAAATGGAGAGATAGTCTAGTTAAGGACTTCTACAAGAGATTCGGAGTTGCCGTATCTGATATTCAAGATACAGACTTTCAATTATTAACCGAGCCGGGATTAGTTTTTCAACGCCCGATCAAGGGAGATGATAATAAGATTGCATTCCTAATAAATGATGATACTACATTTAGAGATTCATGGACTGAATGGCAAAAGAAAAGAGCTCCGTTCCCTATCCTCATTGGAGTAGTTAGAGGTGGTGTTAACGTTTGGTACGGTTTCAATAAAGAACCTAAAGGATATGGTCGAACTAAACAGACCAAGTCTGATAGATATGGAGTATTATCGTTAGATTCTTATCCTAAACAAGATTATTTCGGTAGGTCTCCAGAAATTCTTGCTAATCCGACGGTTAAGGCCTATGTCCATTATTCAACTAAGGCGTATGTTCTAGATATTGCAGCGCTTCAAGAAAAATACTCAACCGCTGAGTTAAAGAAGACCAGGGTGGAATCTCGTAAAGGAGCTATCGCTTTAATGAAAACTAAAGACATTAAAGCTGATAACATCGCTCGATACAAGAAGATTTTGTCTGAAAAGGTTGGACCTGAAGATACATTAAAGAAATTTCAATCTATTTGGAGTCGAGCATCCGCTGGCATATCTGCATGGATATCTACTACGAAGCTAAATGACCTTGATATCGTTAAGGATTATGCATCATTCAATTTTGATGGATGGCAACGTAATGGAGTTGGCGATTCTCTACGTCGGCTATACGATGTCTATGGAAATTATATCAGAGATTATGTTGAAATGGCGAGATATCAACGAAAATCCGAAGATTTTGCTCAAGCAGCGGAAACTGGTATCAATCCGGATACTAAAGAGAAAATGTCAGAAGAACAAATTCAATCAGCAGCTAGAATGGCAGAAATGTTCCTTCAAGGACTTAAATCATATCCTGTGAAGTTAGTAGAATACAATCAACAGTTTGATAGACTCGACAAAGAAATGACGGCTGGCATCGAAAGGCTAAATGCTTTGTTGGATGCAGATAAATCTAAGTTCAATCTCGACTAATCTTTTCAATCAAAAATTGAATGGCAGAAATACTTTCATTGAGAGAGGTCTTCCGACGAGAAGGCATGCAATTTATCAATCGGCTGTTTGATGAATTTGTTATCATTACAGAAAAGCTTAATGCCACTCGGTTCTGTGTTGAACGGTTATCCGATGGATCTCTCGTTTTCTATAAGCGAGATGGTATAATTGGGCGAGTTGATCAAATTCTTTCTCGTTTGTACGAAAAACCAATTCAGTACTTTCAATCACTTCCTAAAGAGGTAACGGATAAGCTTCTCGTTGGATACCGATATGGATTTCGTTATTTTCATGATTCGAAGCCTGCAATGATTGTATATGATCAAATTCCGATCAACGGATTAGTTTTAACTGACATACGTAGATTAAGAGATGATAAATCAATAGATGATCTTTCGATATTGAATTCGATTGCAGATTTACTTCGAGTAGAATCACCTCCAGTTCTTTGGTATGGTCAATTAGATGGATCTCAAAAAACTCGCCTTCTAGAGTATATGAGAACTCCAGAAGATCAACTAAAAAGAAAATTTCAAACTGAATCTTTTACTAAATATATCATTTCAATACTTAATCCAAAACTAAAGAATTCAGTTCTTAAGAATGATTTAGAGAAGCCGATCGATTCTGTCATCTTCAAATTTCTAATTAACGATGGGAGAGAATCCGTTTTCGCTAAGGCCATAGATCCGATGATTAAACAAATCAATCGATCTATGGAAGCCGGCAGAGAGCCACAAGATCTTTTTGGTATCATTCTCTCTGATATAGTGGAATACCTCAAGATCAACGGATTAAGCAAATATGATACAGTAGGAGATACTCCGGATGAAAGATACGTTAATCTGATGTGTGTAATCTACAACGATTACATGAAGAAGATGTCATATCGATATGAGGGTATCGAAATCAATCCTCTAGATTTTGCAAAATCTCCTCAATTTGAAATGGATACTGGATTGATCTCGAATGTTACGACTCGAGATCTAATCACTCAATCATCTATCAATAAGCATATTTTCAAGATCTTGATGAGCACATTACGCAAGCCTAAAAGGAAGCCTACTGGAACCGTCACTCAATCTCTGATTGATGATGTAATAGAAATTGCAGACAAGATAGAAAAGAAAACGAAATTGATTCCTGAAATCAAAGAATCTGGATTTCCAACATTTGAGGAATACTATCAACAAAAACTTGAATCTTCTTGGAAGATTCAAGATTGATATATAGAAAAAATCGATTAAAGATGGAAGATATAAACGAAGGCCGTCAGCAAATAAAAAGGAAGTACGGTGAATATGGAGCTATTCGAGTTAATGAAACCGCTCCTATCAGAAATGAAATTCTTCGTTTCGTTGACCGTCGATTTGTGACTGAAGAAGAGATGAAAAATTTCTTGACTAAGATATCCGAAGATCGAGGAAAGGATTTAGATGCTCGTCAATGGTTTTCTCGAAACGGCAGATACTTCGAAAAATTTGAAAATCGAGGTCAAGAGGTTTGGACTTTATCTAAATATGGCAAGCGAATTCTCGAATTTTTACGAAAAGAAACCGATTCAAATAAGCTAAACGAATCTATTGGATTGTTCAAAAGTAAAGAACAAATGAATGAATCAACAATCGAGTCTTTAGAAAACACTCTTTTTCTTGATGAAGCAACTCGTAAACCTGCAGCTCAGGTTAATCGAGAAGCCGAAATTCGACTTAAGGCTCAACTAGCCAATTACTCTAAAATGATGAAGGCTAATCCAAAGAAGGCAAATGTTTATAAAGCCAAGATAGATTTAGCGAATGCCAAATTGATCACTCTAACCGCGAAAAAGAAGCTCGATCAGATTACTGGTAGAAAATGAAATCCTTCAAGCACTTCAACGAATTTGTTAATGAATCTAAACTTCCTTTCGTCATCGAGCAAACAATTAAGTCTTCGAAAATAGAATGGAAAGAAGATAAAAGTCGAATAGACGAGTTGATGAAAGAGCAAGGAAATAGTATAACACACGCATACGTTTTTACCGGATCATCGAAAGAGATTAAAATCAACTATCTCATGAAGACTTGGTTAAAGACTCCTAAATACGGAATCCAATTAGAAGAAAATGAAGCTGTTATCTTCTTTCAAGAATATGCAGAAGATGAAAAAAGGTACTTTGATCAAGATTGCGAGATAATTCTCGGATTCCTACCAAAATAAGAAAAAACCGTGCCAGCAGTATCACAAGCACAACAAAGACTCATGGGTCAAGCCTACGCTCTCAAGAAAGGCGAAATCAAAGCCGCTGATCTTAATTCAGAATACCGTGAACAAATCGAAGATTTGGCTAAAGGTATGACGCTTAAACAACTAGAAGATTATGCAAAGACTTCTCATGAAAAGCTTCCGAAGAAGGTTAAAGAGTCGGTCACTCATATACCCACATTCGCAGAATTTGTTGGAGAATCTTCAATCGAACCAATCAATGAATCCGGCGTAGTTATTACTGCAAATAACATTCATCAAGATTTATCTAATTTTCTTACTACTGTGGTTATTCCTAAATCTAGACGATATGTTAATAACGAAAGAGATGCAGCTCTTCTTCTGATAGATATCATCAAACACCGATATAACGTAAAATAAATAACAAGAAATGAAAAATTTACTATCATTTAGCGAATTTCTGAACGAATCTGCCGGTGATCCTGCTTATTGGAAACAATACGAAGAAGGTCACCCTACATCTGAACCATGGATGAAGGAAGAAGCTAAAACCGAGGCTAAGGTTAAGGAATTAGTTAACCGAGTAATCGAATTTTGGGATGAAGGGAACGAAGATGGAGGTATTGTGACTAAGAAAGGCCATGAAACCATCACAAAACAAGCTATGGATTATTTTCGCAAATTTCGATCTATCAATGGTCATGTGATTGATGCTATGGTAATGCAAACTCAGTATGTAGAGTACAAATAATGAAATCTAAAATCAAAATATCGGAAAATTCTACTTCGGCTACTGTTTCATCAGTAAACGGAATGGGATCCGCTTCGATGCCAGGTGACCCAGGAACTCAACAAGGATTTGATACACAAAAAGTCGGATCCGGAGATATACCTTATACGTTGTCTAAAGGACAACCAAGAAAAAAGAAGAAATCCTCCTTTAAGAAGTTTTCAGACTTCATTAAAGGCAGTGAAGAACTACGATCTGCCTTTTAAGGTTTGCGGATCAAATTAAATCAAACGGATGGACGGTGATAGTAAATCAACAAATGAAAAGGCTCGATCTACACAAAAAGGCTCGTTTTGGAGCTTTAGTCTTGGCAACATTCTTCAATCCGCTAGGATTCGATGCTTTGTTTGCTCTTGTGATGAAATTGACCGGATCTTATTGGGCTACCGATATCCTTTTTTATTGCATCTCTCTCCTATTTTTTGGATTATACTACTTGTTGGGCCTAAAGGAATCCGAGAAGTGATTACCTAATTTGCAAGTACATATAATTTCTAAACATTGAATATGAAATTCTTGAAAATCCGAGACGTGAAGTCTCCAAATAGAGGAACTCCTCAATCTGCCGGAATCGATCTATACGTACCTGAAGATTTTACGAGTTCTTCTTTACAACCTGGTCAATCTATTCTCATTCCATCCGGACTTAAGGTGAATGTTCCTGCCAATCACGTTCTCGTCGCCTTCAACAAATCTGGAGTTGCTACCAAAAAGAATCTACAAGTCGGCGCTTGTGTAATTGACGAGGATTATCAAGGAGAAATTCACATCCATCTAATCAATGTTGGATGTGATCCAACTTCTATAGATCCAGGGGATAAGATCATTCAATTAGTTCTTCTTCCGACGGTTTATGAATCCGTCGAAATTACAGAAACCGAAGAATCTCTCTGGAAAGGAAAGCTAACCGAAAGAGGTGGAGGTGGATTTGGCTCAACCGGAAACAAATAATCATCAAAATGAATCAATCACTTAAAACTCCAGGCATAGACATTAATCAAACTAATGGTATCAAATGTGAAAAATGCGAATCCGACGTCTTTATTGAAGCATTTTTCCTTCGTCGAGCATCCAAACTATTAACAGGTAGTTCGCATGATACAATTATACCCATTCCGACGTTTCAATGCTCTATCTGCAAACATATAAATAAAGACTTCACTCCTAATATCGAACAACATGATTCTTGATATCGAAAACAACGGGTATTCTCTTCATATCTCATATTTCGATTCCGAAGGTAAAGTCAAAATCAAAAAATTCCCTATATCAAATCCTCAAAATTGGACATTATGTTCAGCTAGCGATCCAAAAAGGTCGCTAGAGATTTCTAATTGGGATGGTAAATCTGTTAAGAAAGTTCAGGAGAAAGGCCTTAACAAATGGTCGATCTACGAATTTATTGATAACCTTCCACCAGAGGATCGAGATGAAATTACCGCATTGAATTTCCCTAAAGTTCAATCGGTTGACATTGAAACGGAAGTGATCGATTCGTTTCCGGACCCTTTAGTTGCTCGAGAAAGAATCACTACTATCGCTATATCGACAGAAAATAATTCTACTATCGTTCTTGGATGGAAACCGATTGACAGACAACAAGAAAAAGCCATCTTCGATCAACACAGAGCCTATCTGAAAGATCATGGCGATTGGCAATTTAAGTATATTTGTTTTGAAGATGAATATAACATGATGTTCACCTTCATCAATCGATTTCTTCCTAATTTCTCATTGATGATCGGTTGGAACTTTTTGAACTTTGACTGGAAATACATATTCAATAGATGCAGTAAGTTAGGTATCGATCCATCAATGGCTTCTCCGTCCAAAAAACTACAAGGAAAGGAAAACTTTCCAATGCATATTGGAATCGTCGATTATCTCGACATTTATCGGCGATGGGATCGAACCGTAGCCATCAAAGAAAACAACACTCTTGATTTCGTTTCGAATGCGGTATTAGGCGTGACTAAATTGAAATACGCAGGTACTCTTCAGGATCTATATGAAAAGGATTATGACAAATACATTCTTTACAATGCGATCGATTCTGCTCTTGTTTGTCTGATTCACAAAAAACTTAGAACTCTCGATTCAGTATTTTCTGTTTCTAATCTTTGCAATCTTTCTATATACAAAGCTTCTTCTGCAGTGAATCTAACAGAAGCGCTTCTTTGGAAAGGTTACTATTCAAGAAAACGAGTCATTGCCGATAGACGAATAGACATACAAAAAGGCGCATATGAAGGAGCGTACGTTAAAGAACCAGAAAAAGGCATATTCCGAGCGGTTACTTGCTTCGATTATGCTTCTCTATATCCATCGATTATGCGTCAATACAATATTTCGCCTGAATCTTTCGTGATGAAATCTACAAACGAATCGAAAACCGAAGAATATCGAAATAACAAAGATTACATTGCATCGGTTACCGGAGCTATATATGACAATCGAGAGGTTTCCGTTCTCAAAGAAATTTTGACGGATCTTTACACAAAACGAAAGCATTATAAGAGTCGACATCTAGAAATTGAAAGGCTGCTTGCAAAAAAATAAGAAATCGAAAAATGTCTAAGCTATTTACTGAAAGGATCGAATATAAACCGTTCGAATATCCTCAATACTACACAGAAGGCTGGCTTAAACAGGCTATGGCTTTCTGGCTTCATACGGAAATTCCAATGCAAGGAGATGTAAAGGATTGGAAAGAAAATCTACTTCCGCATGAGAAAAATATAGTCGGAAACATCCTTCTTGGATTTGCTCAAACCGAATGTGCAGTTTCTGATTATTGGACAGGATCTGTTACTAAATGGTTTCCTAAACATGAAATCAAACAAATGGCCATGATGTTTGGTTCTCAGGAAACTATACATGCGACTGCATATTCATATCTAAATGAGACTTTGGGTCTCGAGGATTTCTCGGCTTTTTTACATGAACCATCCATCGCAGAGAAATTCGAATTCTTATTAGCCACCGAATCAGATTACACACATGAAGATCTTCAAAAATCATCTAAAGCCAGGAAAGATGTTGCTCGCTCCATTGCCATTTTCTCTGCATTCGCTGAAGGAGTTTCTCTTTATTCATCATTTGCTGTTCTTTATTCCTTTCCGATGAGAAACCTTCTAAAAGGTATCGGACAACAAATGAAATGGTCAGTAAGAGATGAATCTCTTCATTCGAAAATGGGATGTCAGCTATTTCGTCATATGTGCGAAGAATATCCAGAATTGAAGGATGAAGTTCGATACGAAGTTCAATATGCAGCTAAGCTCATGGTTGAAATGGAACATCGATTCATCGATAAGATGTTCGAAATGGGTGATCTAGAAAATCTAAGCGCATACGATCTAAAGAGCTTCATTTCTCGAAGAGCTAATGAAAAGCTAGCGGAATTAGGTTATCAACCGATATTTGAATATGATACCGATTCAGCTGATAAGTTAGAATGGTTTTATCATCTTACTGGCGGCGTAACTCATACGGATTTTTTTGCTATTCGTTCAACTGATTATGCTAAAGCCGGAGAAGACGAAAATTGGGATGATTCTGAGATTTGGTAAAAAAAACTAAAAAGATGACAGAAAGAGAAAGCGCAGATATTATAGCAAAAGAATTAGGTTGGGAACCTGGTGTAGATTATCCGATGTGGGGTCACACCGAGATTTATTTGAAGACTATCAGTAAAGGTTATTTACTTTCTGGAGAAAAACCTAAAGATGCATATTGGCGAGTGTGCACAACAATTGCCAAACGTCTAGGTAAACCGGAATTAGCTTCGAAATTTTTTGATTATGTTTTTAAGGGTTGGCTTAACCTCGCTACTCCTGTTCTTTCTAATACAGGAACCGAAAGAGGTTTACCTATCAGTTGTTTTGGTATTGATGTTGCTGATTCAATACATGATATAGGATCAAAGAATCTTGAAATGATGCTTCTCGCTAAACATGGTGGCGGTGTAGGTATTGGTATCAATATGATTCGACCGGCAGGCAGTGTGATCAAAGGAAATGGAACCTCTGATGGAATTGTTCCCTTCTGTAAAATATACGATTCAACTATTCTTGCAACAAGTCAAGGATCTGTTCGACGAGGTGCGGCTTCAGTTAATATTGATATTGAGCATGGAGATTTCTGGGAGTGGTTAGAAATTCGAGAACCAAAGGGTGATGTTAATCGCCAATCACTCAATCTTCATCAATGTGTTGTAGTTTCCGATGCTTTTATGCAAAAGGTTGAGCAGGGTGATAAGGATGCTAGATCTAAATGGACTGCAGTTATCCGTAAACGACGAGCTACTGGCGAACCTTATATTATGTTCAAAGGGAATGTCAATCGATCTAATCCAGAAGCGTATTCAAAGAATGGATTGAAGGTTTACATGACTAACATCTGTTCTGAGATTACTCTTCATACTGACGAATCTCACTCATTTGTTTGCTGTCTTTCTTCTATCAATTTGGCTAAATATGATGAATGGAAAGATACCGATCTGATTTATACTGCAACATGGTTCTTGGACGGAGTTCTAGAAGAATTCATACAAAAAGCCAAGTATATGAGTGGGTTTGCTAATTCCGTTCGTTCGGCAGAAAAGGGCCGAGCTCTCGGCCTTGGAGTTCTCGGATGGCATACGTATTTACAAGATAAAGGAATTCCTTTTGAAGGTCTTCTTTCTCAATACGAGACTCGCAGAATATTCTCACAAATGAAAATGGAATGTGATCGAGCTAGTCGAGATATGTCTAGAGAATACGGCGAACCTCTTTGGTGTGTTGGTACCGGTATGAGAAACTCTCATACTCGAGCTATCGCTCCTACAGTCTCTAATTCTAAGTTATCCGGTAACATCTCGCCCGGAATTGAGCCTTGGGCTGCTAATGTATTTACTGAACAAACCGCAAAAGGGACATTTATTCGCAAAAATCCAACGTTAGAGAAATCTCTTAAGCGGATGAAAAGAAATACTCGAGAAATTTGGGATCAAATTTTGGCAGATGGAGGATCCGTTCAAGGCTTAGATTTCATAAACGATTGGTTCTTTTATGAAGGAACTTTGATTCATCGAGAAAAAATCGAAGAAGGAAAAATCTCGATAGATTTGTGTATTCCTTTTAAGGACGTCTTCAAGACCTTCAAAGAAATCAATCAATTAGATCTAGTTAAACAAGCCGGATTGCGTCAACAATATATTGATCAAGCGGTTTCTTTGAATTTGGCTTTTCCAATGGAAGCAACTCCTAAATTCATCAATCAAGTTCACATGGAAGCTTATAAGCAAGGAATCAAAACACTTTACTATATGAGAACCGAATCTGTTCTTCGCGGTGATATTGCCGCAAAAGCTCTGGATGAAAATTGTCTTAGCTGTGATGGGTAACGTAATATATCGTTTAGATAAAACGAAAGGTCGTCAATATGTAGAATTCACTCCGGATTCAACTAATGATTGGTGGATATTAGTTCGTTGGATTGAGAAGAAATCTGGTAAGATCATAAGACAATACACCATCATACGAAAAGATATTCCTTCGTGGATTCAATATATGACAGGAGCACTTCAATGGGAAATCAGCCAAATCAATAACTCATAAAAAGTAAAAAATGAAAATTACCGCTAAGAAAATATCCGTCCCTTATTTGTCAGCGATGCTCAAGAAGATGCTCCTAATGGATACATCTGTTTACTTGAACGTCGATCAAACTCGAGTCTTCTCTAACGTCTATACACCGACAAAGGATGTGGTTAAATCTTTCACTCTGCCGATCGCTGATGTTTTTGAATTCGATGCTCCTTTAGATAAGACTATCAAAATGTCTTTCTTCTCAGGGGCTCGTCTTCTAAGTTGCATATCTTACTTCGATCCACATAAGATACAAGCAGAAATTTCTTATTTTGAAGATCGAGATGAAGGTGTATTCTATGCAGAAAAAATCACATTTAAAGATCAAAAGCTTAAAATCGATGTGCTCTGTCAAGATATCTCTCTTGGATTTACCTCTATGTCGGATGAACAAACTGAACGAGCATTCTCTACTTCGGCCGAAGAATTCCGATTCACAATTTCGCGAGAAGATCTCACTAAGGTTAATTCTCTTCTGACTATGGATAAAGGTGAACTTCTTCAAATCTATGGCGATTCATCTGGAATTCATTTCAAAACTGAAGCTTTTGATATGGTCGTCGACGATTCGGTTAAAATTGATGCAGAAGTAAAAAGCACATTCAAGACTTTCCTTGATCGAATCGATCGAGAAACATATCAAATATCCGTTTGTTCTAACAAGATCGTTCTTTTCTCTCAAGAAACCTCGACTAACGCCGCTATTAACCTGGCAATAACTGAATAAAATGATCGACGTTGAATCACTCACTCTCGATGATATCAAAAAACTTTCAAACACGTCTTTATCAGACGAAGATCAATCACTACTCCGCGATTACTCTCGTAAATGTTCGGCATATGAGCAAAGTATAAAGCTCATCATTAATTCCATCTACGGAGCTTTTGCCAATGAGTATTTTCACTTCTATAATATAGCTATTGCTGAAACGGTAACTCTTCAAGGACAAGATGCTATTAAGTTTACTGAAAAGATGGTCGAAAAGTACTTTCATGAGTATTTTCATCGAGATCGACCGCTTCTTCGAGAATTAGGTGTTCCTGATGAAGTCGAGGTTTCTCCTATCAAAGGAACGATTTGGAAATATACTGATACTGATTCTGGTTATCTCATCTTTGAAGAATGTATGGATGTTGTTAATTGGACAGGATCTGTTAAGGATTTCGTTCTTCGGTTGAATTCATTTCGTTTAGCTGATTTCTTGAAAAAAGTTCTTAATGATTATGCCAAAAGTTTCGATACGGAAAATTATTTAGATTTTGAATTAGAAACTATCGCAGAAAACGCTATTTGGGTAGCTAAAAAGAAATACGTTCAAAACATCGTTTGGAAGGATGGTAAAGATTATGATCCTCTAACATACATCAAAACCACCGGCCTAGAAATTATTCAATCGAGCACTCCTGCGTTTTGTCGCCAAAAGTTAATTGATGCAGTGAAGTATATCTTCTCAAAGAAGAAACTTTCTATCGATGATAATTCTGAGTTAGTAGCTCTTGTTAAAGAAATCAAGCGAGAATTTAAGCTATCTAACATCGAAAAGATCTCGATGCCTAGAGGAATATCTGATTACAATAAATTCGTGATCAACGATACAAATGAATTCGTTCTCAATAAAGGATGTCCAATTCACATACGTGCCGGAGCATATCATAACTTTATTCTTAATCAAGACACTAGACTAAAAGGAAAATATCAGCTCATTCAAGGCGGAGATAAGATTCGATTCTATCATTCTATTGATCCGATTTGCGACGTTTTTGGCTTTAAGCCAGGATCATATCCAACAGAATTCGCGCCGAAGATGAACATAGAAGCTCAATTTAGATCGACGATTCTCGATCCACTAAATCGAATTATCGTTCCTGCAGGTCTACCACCACTATCACCGTCGCTAGCTTACACTGTAGGATCTCTTTTTTGATTACCGTACATATAATTTTTAATAGGTTACTAATGAAGGTGACTAATAAAATAAAAACGTAAATATGAGTAAAGAATTTTCAATAGGAGAAATACAAAAAGAGCTAAGAAGAATAAATCCATTTGGCGATGTCATTTCTAAATCAGAATTTTCAAAAATTACGGAATGGATCGACACCGGCAATTATCACCTTAATGCCGTTTTCAGCGGAGATATGTTTGGTGGTATTCCTAACAATCGAACCATATGTTTAGCCGGAGATTCAGGAACTGGAAAAACATTTTTGCTCCTTAATATATGTCGAGAAGCTCAAAAGAAAGGTTATTATGTGATCTATTACGACACTGAAGGTGCTGTGGATGTTGATAACATTCAAAACTTCGGGGTGGATCCAGATAAATTCGATCATCAACCACTTTCAGATCTAGCTAAATTCCGTACTTCTATTACGACTCTTATCAAGAAGATGATGGAAGCTAAAGAGAAAGGTTACAAGACTCCTAAAATCATGGTTTGTCTTGATTCTCTCGGAATGCTTGCTACCACAAAAGAGATTGATGATGCAATAAGCGGAAATACTGCCGCTGATATGACTCGTGCTAAGATGATTCGTTCTCTTTTCCGAATCATCACATCAGATCTTACTGGATTAGGAATTCCATTTGTATTTACGAACCACACATATGCGTCGACTGGAATGTTCCCTACCGTTAATCTTTCTGGTGGAGGCGGTCTGATTTACTCGGCATCTGTTATTCTTGCGCTCTCTAAAGCACAAATCAAAGAAGGTACCGTACAGACTGGTATCATCGTTTCAGTTAAGACTCTGAAAAATCGATTCGGAAAGCCAATTCCTATCAAATTCCATATTCGTTGGGATAAAGGAATGAATCGATTCATTGGTATGGAAGAATATATGTCATGGGAAAATTGCGGGATTCAACGAGGAAACATGTACGGAGCAAAGGAATTCGAGAAATGGACTGATGCGGTTAAGGCAACCGCTAAACCTTTCACGAATCCTAAAGATGGTGAAACTTGGTACTTCGTTCCTAAAGAAACGGCTAGATACTACATCGTTAAGCATCTAGGAGAAGGAGTTACAGCTCAGGATCTATTCACTGAAAGAGTTTGGTCGCAGGAAGTTCTCGAACAAATCAACGAGAAATGCATCAAACCTAAATTCAGTTATGGTTCCGAAATCGAAGGGGATGCTATCGATGAATTCTTGATTGATAATGAATTGACTTCAACTGATGCTGAATAAGGAAGATATTAAGATCAAATACATCATAGGAACTTTTAGAGATGATCCAAATTATCCATCGGATGAGGATTTTCTTTACTTAATCGAGAATTGGTATTGGAACGAAGGCGGAAAGGCTTTCATTCATCAATATCGAGGTATTGATGAATCTAATGGTTTGATATTTGCTGATTCAATTCTTCGAGATAAACTGAATGGTGACGAGGAGGCTACTAAGAGCCTCCTCACATCACTTTTAGATAGAGGTGAGATAAAATTAAATAAGCGAACGAAGTTCACAAATTACTACGAAATCATAAAAAAGAAAAACGTATGATTGAATCAGCTGATTTCGAAAAGGTCTTTTATCTCTTCGTGAGAAACAATCCTGGATATATGCGAAATGTCAAGGATTCTTATTTTGATTCTAATGAGATAGGAACTCTCTATACTATCACCAAACAGTTTCATGACCGATTTCAACAAATTCCATCTAAAGATCAATTAAAGCTCGTTGCCAAACAAGATAAATTTCGAGACAAGATCAACGAAAATCTCATCGATATCATCTTTGATGAGCCTATCGAATCTTATGATCCTGAATGGGTGACTGAAACCTGTCAATCTTGGGTTCTTTGGAAATCTCTCGATCGATCTCTTATTGACACTCTTGAATATGTTAAGACGGTCAAGGTTACTCCTAATAATGTTAAAGAGATAATCAATAAGGTTAAAACATTAATCAATGAAAGAAACAACATTTCTTTCAATCAAGATCTTGGTAAAAATTTCTTTGATGCAAACAATCACATCCCGGAAGCAAATTCTAAGATCACTACTTGTCATAATTGGATAGATCATTTTACTGGAGGTTATCGAACAAAAGGTCTTATCGTTTATGCCGGAGAACAAAACATCGGTAAATCAATTTGGCTTGCTAATGATGCTGTTAATTATGTTCGAGCTGGCTATGATGTTGCCGTAATCACTGCTGAAATGGCAGATATTGATTTTATTCATCGTATCGGTTCAAATATGTTGAATGTTAAAGTCTCTGAATACGAAAAGCTTTCAAAACAGCCAGGATTCATTCATCAAAGATTATCACAAATCACAAACGGAGTAATTCCCTCGGGTAATCTATACGTCAAAGAATACCCGACATCTCAGGCTACTGTTCCTGAAATCGAATCTTATCTTCATGAGTTAGAAAAAGTTAATGGAATAAAGTTAAAAGTCGTAATCATTGATTATATCAACATTCTATCTAACTTCCGAAATCCAAACTCTGAAAACACATACATGAAGATCAAGCAAATTGCAGAAGATCTTCGAGCAATGGCAGTCAGAAACGAATGGGTCGTAATTAGTGCGACACAAATCAATCGAGGCGGCTATGATTCAACAGAACTTAATATGGGACATATCGCTGAATCTGCTGGACTATCACATACCGCTGACATGATTTATGGAATCATTCAAGATTCTTCAATGCTAATGAATAACGAATATTGGCTAAAGATTCTCAAGGTCCGAAATGGAACAGGAAAAAATAGCCGATGCATGTATCGAATCGATTACTCCTATATGAGATTGACCGAAAGTGATACTGTTATAAACACAACAAACTAACATGATTGATGAAGAAAGATTAGAAGGTGAGGAGACTGAACCCGAACCAGAATTGGAATTAAATCGAGACAAGATATTTGGTAACGATTATGGATCATCGGATTTCGATCTTTCGACTACGAAATTTTCGATAGAAGATTCGCATCGAGAGAAGAGGCTTGATGAGATAATAGACGAAACGGTTGCAAAAGATTTGGTTAGTTCATTGATACTTTTACACCCAAGGTTTCATCGAATGACTTTACCGGTCGAAGACGGTGAATATCTGAAAGTTAATAAGAGTGAAATCAATGAAATCTACTCATATGTTGTAAGCAATCTACCGAACAAACCAAAGATCGAGATATTTTCGACTCTAACGGATTTGTATGACATATCTCCAGAAAAATTCTATGAATCACTGTCAAATACTTTCAAAACAGAATTGATTATAGAACTTAGAAATAGAGGATACCTGAAAAGACGAAATTTCCTATTCTGATGAAAATAGAAGCAAAACGTGCGTTTATAGTTTCCGATACTCACTTTGGAGCTAGATCAAATTCGATTGAGTGGCTTGATATGATGAAGGATTGGTTCAACTCAGACTTCATTCCAAAGGTAAGAGAACACTATCAACCTGGAGATATACTCATTCATTGCGGAGACGTCTTTGACAATCGACAATCCGTCAATCTTCTAGTCCTTCACGAAGGAATTCGTTTATTTGAAGAACTTTCTTCTATTTTTGTTGATGGAGTTTATGTCATCGCAGGTAATCATGATGTCATGAGAAAAACCAGTAATGAAGTTTCATCTTTAGATGTTCTGAAATATATTCCACGAGTGCATATCATCAAAGAGCCGATCGTTGCGGAATTTCCTAATACTAAGGCGCTTTTTATGCCATGGAGAAGCAATGATGAAGAAGAAAAGCTATGCATTAAAGAAAATGAGACTCACTTATGTCATTACATGTTTTGTCACACCAATATCCGACATCTCAAATTTGATAATTCTCGAGATGTAGAAGAGGGATTAAATCTAGATGATTTGATCAAGTTTAGAAGGGTTTATTCAGGACATATTCATTGGGGACAGAGCCGAGGAAATGTCACCATGATAGGTAATCCCTATCAAATGACTAGATCGGATGCTGGTAACAAAAAGGGATGGTATATTCTCGATCTGAATGATGGAAAAGAGCAATTCTTTGAAAACGAATACTCTCCGAAATTTATTCGAATTCATCTCAATCGATTCCTTAACTCCTCTCTTGGTGAATTAAAGGATATCTGTAAGAACAACCGAGTTGATCTTTATGTACCTTCTGATTATCTTCTTCGCTATCAAATTACGTCGATTATCGATGAGCTAAGTTCAATAACAAAAAAACTAGAGGTGATTCCGTTTGAGGAAGGAATTCATGAATCGATTGAGATTGGTGAAGATGAATCTGAATCAACATTTAATATCTTTGGACTTTGTCGAAAATACGTAGATTCTATGAAAAGTCTAGATCATGGATCAAAAGAAAGAGTCATCAACAAAATCAATCAACTATACGTTGACGTTGTTAAAGAAGAAAGACTATGAGGATACAATCAATCGAATGGAAAAATTTCAATTCATATGGTAACGTTATTCAGAGAATTGATTTTGATTCCGACTTAGGCGAGCTTTATTTGTTAATGGGAGGAAATGGACATGGAAAAAGTACCATATCCGAAGTGATAACCTTTGCTCTTTATGGAAGAATCGAACGCAAGAACAAAGCGGATCTACCTAATCGAATCAACAAAAATCTTTGGTGTAGAATAGTCATTAGATCTAAAAATAGAACAGTAGAAATCGTTCGAGGAATTTCTCCTGGTCTATTCGAAGTGATAATTGACGGAACTCCTTTCGACACTTCAGGAAACACTAATGTTCAGGATTATCTAGAGTTAGAGATATTTGATATCCCGTATCAAGTGTTCAAAAATATCATCGTTCTATCAATCAATGATTTTCGATCATTTTTAACTATGTCTCCAGGTGATAAGAGAAACATCGTAGATAGACTATTTGGATTTACCGTCATCAATCAGATGAAGGAATCTATTAGGAATGAGCGACGAACAATTAAAGAAAGTGTCAAAACTGTCACAGATGAGCTAGGAGTTTTAGAAGAATCCATTCAATCAATTCAAGCTAAAATCTATAACCTAGAAAAAGACAAATCCGAAGATCGAATTAAATTAGCCAAAGAATATAGAGAGAAAATTGTTGAACTTTTAGAATCAAAGAAAAAAATTGATGAGCTTCTAGAAAAACTACGACACAAAGATCAAGAAATCAAATCTAAATTCACGGAAAGTCGTGAAAATTCAAGCGCGTTGAGTTATGAAATCAAAACAATTGATGAAAAACTCAAATTGTACGAAAATTCACAATGTCCGACTTGTGGATCATCACTTGAAGGTGAATCTCATCAAAATATAAAGATTGATCTAGGTTCTCTGAGAAAAACAAAAGATGACGAATTAGTACAAATCAAATCTCAGATGATGGAAATTCAAAATAATCTAGATTTGATAGGATCTAAATTGAAAGATCTCAACGAAAATTCGATTCGATCAACTCTTAGAATCAATCAATATCGATCTGAGATAGAGAATCTTCTCAAAGAAAACAAAGAGGCGGATGCTGGATATTTGTCTCAGTTGATTCAAGAAAATCAATCAAAGATATCTGATAAGAGAAGTTCACAAGACAAGTCTCGAAGCGAGGATTCATTTTTAGAGATTGTGGAATCAGTTCTTGGTGATGATGGTGTTAAGAATTTGGCTACCAAGACTATTTTGCCAACTCTTAATCAGTCTATCATCAATATGTCTAAGCAAATACATCTGCCCTATTCTATTCGCTTCAACGAGAAGTTTGATTGCATTGTGCAATCTCTCGGAGAGGAAATCAATCCTCGAAGTATGTCAACTGGTGAAAGAAAAAAAGCAGATTTCGTTATCATCATTGCACTTCTTAAACTATTAAAGATTCGATACCCTTCGTTGAATATACTTTTTCTGGATGAAATCTTCTCTTCTGTTGATTCTGCTGGCATCTACGAAATTATTAAGATTCTAAATGAAGTGTCTAAAGAGAATCAAATAAACACATGGGTTATCAATCATACTGAGCTACCTATGGAGCTTTTCGATAAACGAGTAGAAGCCGTAAGAGAAGGAGGATTCTCTAAGCTTATCATCGAGAAGATCTCTTAATAAGGATATATAAAAAAAGCTAATCGCTTAATGTCAGTATATGATCTTCATTTTAATAAAGATGATGTTGCTATCCGAAACATCCTCATAGGATTTTTAGCAACTCTTCATGATTCCATTCACTGGTATAATCAAGTAGGTTCCGATATCACTAATCGCCGATTAGTTAAGGTTCCGTTTTATTTCAGTACTACTGGTACCGAGCGATATCTTCAAGACAACTTTTTGAACAATATTGACTTTGACCCTGAATCAACTAAAGCTGAAGCGTTTTACAATCAAATTCCTAGAGGGATATCAGATCTTCAGGGAATAACAATCGACGGGTCATCGATTGTCAATAAATATGTTCGAATGCAACATCAACGTCAAGAACAAGATGGAACTCTTAGAACATACTCATCTGAGGCTTTTATGGTTCCTATCACGTTTTCTATGGAATGTATCATCTATACTGATTCGATCGTTGATCAACTGAAATGTACGGAATCTATTATCAAGACGTTCTTCAAAAACAAGGTTTTTGAGGTTGATATCGCTTACACGAGAATTCCTTGTCTGGCTGTTTTTTCGGATAATTATACTAACGAAAGAACCGTAGAATTCTCATTTACAGATAAGAGAGAATTCAAAACCACGTTCTCTATAGAGATTAAGTCACATATTCCTGTTTACAAAGAAGGTACTGAGATATTTGCAGGAACTACAATGGAATCTTTCGGCGGAGGACAATATCTCCCTCCTATCGTAATGGCTCCTGGTAGTAATATACTTAACACAAATACCGGAGCGCCACCTCCATCTGGATTTCCTGGAGGTGAATTTCCTTTTACTGGAGATGATGGTACACAAATCGACGGTTCCGGTGGTGCTGATTCTGGAGGTACTGGTTCTACCGGATTATATGGAACCGGGCTAATCCATTCTTATCAAGGCGGTGTGCCTAATGAACCTGCATGGCCAATAACTCGTCCATCATTACTTCCACCGGATGGAGGAGCTACCAGTTATATTCCATGACCTTGATATATAGAAAAAATACGAAAATCTCCAAATGGGCCTAAAATCATACGAACAATTCTTGAGTGAGAATTTGATTGGTGCATATTCATATTATGGCCAAGGTTCTCTTTTCCCGATCGTTAGTAAATTAGCTAATGAAGGAAAGAACGCTCAACAAATATACTTATATCTCACATCTCTTGGTATCGATGAAGAAAGAAAACGAAAAGTAATTTCACAAGTATTTCTAAATGAATCTATTGATATCAACTTTGACGAAATATCGGATATCAACGAAGGTTTGTTTGAAGATGATGTTGAAGATTTAATTTCTGCGGATTCTAAGGATTTAGCTAAAGGGATTGACCCTAAAAAAGCTAAACCGGATGATGATGTTAAGGCCGCTCTAGATAAACTCAAATCTGATGATGAGAGTGAAGATAAGAAAAAAGATGATGAATCGGCAGAGGGTGAGGATGATACTAAAATACAAGCTCTTAAATCTGCCCTTAAAGACGCAGAGAAATTAGAGAAAATCAAAAAGATATTATCTGAAGCTCTAGAAATGGACATTGATGGAATAGAAGATGAGATTCTTTCCGATGTTCTTGGATATCATTTAGAGGAAAAACTATCTCCGGCGGAAAGAGATAAATTGAAAGATTCTGATTTCATTTTCCCTAGTAATCGATCATGGCCAATTCATGATAAAAAACACGCTACAACCGCGCTAGTTTGGGCTACTTGGCCTCAATATAAAGACCTTAAGAAACAGATAGTTGCTTCCGTTTTGAAGAAATATCCTGAGCTTAAAGGAGTTGGCGCTGCTAAATAAGAGGAAAACCAAAAAACATCATATATCAATGACAAATCTCAAAAAAATCATGGAATCTTCGGCTCTTAAGGAAAGATTCTCTAAGCTTCTTCAAAGCCTAGACAAAACTAATACTTCTAAAATGATCATTGAAAGGCATTACGCTAAAATCGCCTCTCTTGAACTAGCCGAAGGATCATCTGACATCTTTAATGAGCTTAAGAATATAGGAGTTGAGCAAAGCAAAGATCGCCACGCGATTCTATCAGCCTCTATCAATGAACAAAAGACTCGAGTAGCTGATCAATTTCTTCTTAAAAGAATTGAAATCCTAGAATCCGCTATCAAAGAATTGAATGCTTATTCATGGATGAATTCGATAGGCGCTTTCATTAAAGAGAGTGAAGATTTTCTTCGTCGAAATGAAACACTCATCTTGATCGAAAGAGTTATTTTTGATCTCGAGATGGACAAAAACAAATCTTATTTCTCTAAGGCTATTACTCAATTGAGAGAATGTTCAGAATCAGATAATCCAGTCATTTCGATTGTAGAAACCACTAGCGAATATAAATGGATTCCTCTAGTAAAGAGACTTCATGAGTATGCATCTAAGCTGAAAGGCTCTATCGGAGGAGAAAATCCTAATTTCCAAGTTTCAAAAATCTACTCACCAGTAGTTGCAATCGACGAAAATAAATTCGTTTTTGTTTCTTCCGGAAAGATCTTTGAATTAGATGGAACGTCTCTATCCGAGTCAGATCATCAATTGAATGATTCTATTAAATCCCTTGTTACTATTGCAGAATCTGCAAAATTCACTAACAAAGGAATGCGAATTTATCCCAACACAAATTCCGTTCTTGATCTAGAATTCGGTGAAAATGTAATCATCAAACTTAACAATAAGGTGGTTGAATCAAATCAAATAGAAAATCATTTGATGGCCGGTGGTTTTGTGAAAATGGGAGAAACTGGAAAACTGGCTTTCATTTCTCAAGCAATCAACGAAGGATCGAAAATCAAAGAGATTGATTTTGGATATAGAATAACCTCATCTATTTTTGAAGGACTTTCCGCGACAATCTTCAATATTGAAGATAAGATCTTCATACAGAAGGTTAATCGAGGAATGAAGGAAAATACTTTAATTGAGGCTCAAAGTGCAGAAGATGCAGTAAAGATCGTGAAGGATTTTATGAATTATGACATCTCAAATTCGCTTACTCATCTTCTAGAAAATGAAAAAGCCGAAACTACTCGTAGAGAAAAAGAAGTTAATAAGATTGAATCAAGAATTAAGTTTTTGATGGAATCTCTTAGCGATCTAGAATCTATCGCAAAAATCAATGGATTACAAGATTCTGCACATATCAAGAAGGCTAAATCACTCCTCGAAAATCAAATCGAAGATCAGAATCGAATGTTATCTAAATTCGATCTGATTAAAGAATCACATTGTGTTCCTGGAAAGGAGTACACCATCAACGATAAGCTTTACGTATATCAAGGAGAGACTGATGGAATTCATATCTTCAATACAAAAGAAGGTGATGAACCTATCGAAATGTCCGACGAAGAATACAATAAAGCCTGTGATGCAGGAAAGATTATCGCTTACAAGAAATAAATCAAGGATAAAAAGACAATGAACTCATTAAAGAGTTCATTGTCTTTAATCAAAAAACTCAAATATGAAAACTCATATACCATCTTTCGATCAATTCATAAACGAATCAAATGAATCTATGAATGAAGCTAAAGAGGATTTCGTTTCTGCATCGATGATTAAACCGGATAAAGATCTTCGAAAAGGACAAATTGTAAAAGTTGATGCTCTTGAATATACGCAAAGCGGTGACAAAGATTTGGTTTCTATCATTAGACCTGATGGAAAAAAAGCCAAAACATTGAAAGGCAATTTGTCTGTTAAAATCTGATCTAATGAATGTTCATAAAAAGAAGAAATTCTTGAATGTTATATGTTAAATCAAGAGAGCTATACGAAGAAATTTGCATATCTCTAGAAAAAAAGGAGTTAACTCCTAAAGCAATTACAATGCTAATTTTGATTGCCGAGCGAGCTAATCAAAAATTGAAATACAATAATCCTCAAGATAAAGAAGATTGTATCGGTTTTGCGCTTCTAGACCTTTTTAAGTATTGGGATAGATTCAATCCAGAGAAAACTACAAACGCCTTTGCTTATTATACACAATTAGCAAAGCATGGATACGCAAAAGGATGGAATAAACTTTATCCAGGCAAATACAAAGGAACTCTTTCATTAGAAGGGAGTCGAAGCTCGGATTCTGAAGGGATCTACTCTGTATAATAAAAACGTCAATCTATGAAAAACCTGTTCACATTTAGTCAATTCTTAAATGAAGCTCAAGCTCCTAAAATGTATTACACCGATCATGACAGAGGAATTGTGATTGCTTTATTCTTCGATCAATCAATGATGAAAAATAATCAAAAGTCTCTATGGGATAAGGTTATTAAGATCATCGAAAATTCTGATTGTACGTTTGTAGACTACGGAGTAACACAAAACTCATGTGAAATGGTTTGTTATGGTAGTTCTCTGGATCCATCAGAACCTATTAAAATGATCAATGATGGATTGTCAAAGATTAAGAACACTTTCACGGCGTCTGAAGTTTATTTTAACGGATAAATATCAACAACAATTCATCGATTGAAGAATCTCAAAACATATGCCGATTTTCTAAAGGAGAATGTGATGGCCATACAAAGGACATCTATTGATAATCCAGAAGGAACTGTAACTCCTATAATAGGAGAAGAGGATGTTGATGAGTACATGTTCTTTCAAAATCTGAAAATGATTCAAGAATGCGTAAATTCTATGCTTTCAATGGATCCAAAACGAGTTAATGCAATTTTAAGAGATGGTCACGCCTGGGCAACTGATCATATTTCTACGTCCAAAGACGATATTGAAGAGGTTGCTGGATTTCTGAAAGGTCGTGTTACAGAAAATCTCGACGAAGCAAAAATATCAAGCTTTAATCGAATTTTATCAATGTCACCTGAATGGTGGATTGCTTGGAAACAGGAGAATAAGAATAAAGGGTATGAATTCAAAAAGGATGCATTCTCTAAGACTTATGAAGTAAGTAAAGATGGAAAAATTCTTTTTGTTTTTGATTATGGAAGGAATAAGATCTTCACTAACCAAGATCCTAGCACTTACATTCTAGATTCTCCTCTTACACAATCTGAATTGAATGATATTACGAAGAAGGCTGATAAAATGTATCAATCAAGCACAGATTCTAATGATTCTGAATCTGATCAAGATGAGGACGCTACGAAAAAATCAACTAGCGAAGAAGAATGAAAACTCACATACCTAAATTCGAAGAATTTATCAATGAAGCGATGAAATTTCAATTCGCTGATAAATCATTTCATACGATCAAAAAGGGAACTAAGCTTAGTCTTTCAGATGCTGCCAAAAGCGAATATGCATCTACAAAGCCGCATATGAAAAAAATCCTCGATGATCCTTTCACTTTTGATTCTATGGCCGGAGGTGCTCTTAGAGTCATTGGATCTGACAGAGATTCATATATCATAGATTCATCTCGTTTTATTGTTAATGAAAGTGAACTCTATGAAATGGACATAAATGATCCAATTCTCATGGCTATTCGAGCTTCTAAAGAAGATAGAAAGAAAGCAGTAACAGCTCAGAAAGAGAGAATGAAAAAGAGAGTTTACGGAAAGAAGAGAGAAGCTTTAGAAGATCAACTATGGGACATATCACGAGATCTTAAAGACGCTTATGCTGAAAGAAGAAATATCTATGACGATATGGAAGCTGAAGCCGGAGAAAAGGGAAATGCATGGTCAGATGACGATGCAAATCGTTATGGAAGTCGTCTTAATCTCGTCGATGACGAAATTGAAGGACTTCTAAAGAGAAGAAATGCAATTGAAATTAAACTAGCATACTAATGAGAAACCTGAGAACCTACGAACAATTCTTAGTAGAAGCAACTCCGAATTATACATTTGATGGATGTCAATTAAAAGTTGGTGATTATGTAACATCTCTTGATGGTTACTCAGGAATGATAATTTCTAAAGAAACATCAAACGGAAAGGTTGTTTTTAGAGACAATAAAGGAGTTATGCATGTTTGCGAATCTCAATACATGGTTCTTCACGATGAAATGAATGAAGGTCTTCAATGGTGGGAAGTTACAAAAGGTGTTTTAGCTTCCGATATGATTAAAGCCGGAGATATATCCGGTGGAGGTGTTCGAATGGGTGGTTCAGTCTTCAGTAATTGGAGAAAAGGAATTTCATCTAAAATGAATGAATTCAAAAAGTCAGAAAGATTCCTAGAATATAAGAAAGTGGCCGAGAAATTAGCTGACAAACTTAATTCTGATTCTGATCTTAAGTCTAAATTAGATGAACTTTCAAAATATCCAAGTTCATCTTCTATGATGCCTTTAGGAAAACGACAATCTAAAAATCTATCAAAGGGATTAACAGAAAGATCCAAATTGATGAGAGAGATTGCCAAGTATGTGAGAGGAAAGCTTGATGAGGATGAAGTTAGCTACATACAAGAAATCAATAAGATTCTTAAAGGTTCTCCTCTAGTTTCGGAAGAGACTGGAGATGTTCAAAATCCTCTTGCACAAACCGCGGAAATTACACGAGATCCTCAAAACGTAAACGCAAAAAATACTTCACTTAACACAGACCCTAAGAGAACTTTGGGAACAGGAACTTATACATCAACATGGCATGATGTAAGACCGGATGTTAAGGGAGCTTGGAATTCTACTGACTCTGCATCCGGAGGAACAGTTCCGGTTTACTCAGGAAATTAAAAAAACAAAACAATGAAAAAACTTAAAACATTTCAAGAATTCCTTAACGAAAACCTAAACGAGGCAAAACTTGATTGGTATACATTCGATGAGGAATTTGACATTTATCCTTTCGTTCAATCTAAATTAGGCGATAAAATCGAAACGGTAGATGGAGATGAAGCAGATCAATCGACATTCAATCAAATCGTTCAAAAAATCAAAAAACTAGCGCCCGAACAAAAGAAAGTAAAGCATCCGAAAATCGGTGAAATTGGTTCTGTTTGGGAAATTCCAGGTGAATGGATAATGATTGATTCTGGTGAATCTGGAGCGGCATATGAAGTTTACAAAAAAGACGGAATTAAAGATCTTTGATATGTACTTCAAGACTTTTAGCGAATTTCTTAATGAGAGTTCTATTGATATATCATCTATTGATGAAAGTACTCAACAATTACACGATGATATCACAAAGGCTGCAATTAAAGCCGAAATCAAAGCTACTCAAATTCTTCCGGTTCGAAAAGGAAAAACTTTCGAAATTGAATTTGGATCTAATGTGAATTTGAAATCAGCTGAAGATCTAGCCGCAAATTTGAAAGGTATGGGTCATTCCGTGACGATGAAAGGAACTAAAATGATCGTAGAATAACGACACGATCAATTAAGATAAATAACAAAAATCAAACACATATGAAAAGTTTATTGACCTTTGAAGAGTTCGTTAACGAACATTACAAAGTAGAGGAGGCTACCGACGCTGAGGGATTCAATCCGACAACTGCTGATGAAGTAGAAGGCACAGAGGGAACTGTTAAGACTTTGGCAGATCTAATTCCCGGAAAGGAATATGAGATGACCGTCGACGGAAAAAAGAAATCGATGATCTTTCAAGGTGTTACTGATGGAGCTTACATCTTCAATGCCGAAGATCAAGAAGAGACCATTCGATATACCGAAGAAGAAGCTGAGAAGCTAATTAGCGGAGGCGCTAAGGTATCTTCTATGTAATTCTATGTATGCATTCGATAAAGAATAATCGACCATCTAAGAAATCAGCATTCCGGCAAGGATATTTTCCTTTGAACGAATGCAGAAAATATCAAGGTGCCGGTCCTATCATTTATCGATCATCATGGGAACGTAAATTCTGTATCTACTGTGAACGAAATCCGGAGATCGAATGGTGGTCTTCGGAATCGTTGCGAATAAAGTATTTCAATGCTCTAGATAATAACTACCACAATTACTTTCCTGATTTTGTTGTTAGACTTAGAAGCGGTCAAACTATAATCGTTGAAGTTAAACCGAAATCTCAGCTAATAAAGCCAGAAAAACCTAAGCAAATGACAAAGAGATCGATTGAATCCTTCAAGTGGTCATATGAAGCTTGGGTAACTAATACATGTAAAAGAGCAGCGGCTGAAGAATTTGCAAATGCCAAAGGGTGGAAATATCAAATTGTAACCGAAGACTTTTTCAAATCATTATCAGTGAATGAAGTTTCTGCTTGACTTTTTTCGAGGAGTAATTGAACTCCTTCAAGTTCAATCAACTCAAGGAGAAAAAACTGAAGATAATTCAGATAAAGAGAAGGAGGTAGTTGAAGCGTATAAATGGTTTCTAGAACAATTGAAGGATACTAGAAATCAAAGAGTTCAGATAAATACAGATCCTTGGCTTCAACCGGGTAAGATTTACATATTCAAGTACATCGCTAAATACCGAGAAGTTCTCGATCCATGGGATAGACATCCGATCGTTCTTGCTCTGGGTAAAGTTAAGTTTCAGAATTCTATATGTAATGTTGGAATAAACATTAGTTGGTATCCACCTAAAATACGTCAGGAGATTATCAATCGAATTCGAAAAATGTATGCTCCTAAGTATGAATCTGCAATTAAAAAGAAAGGTCAACTAGCGAATGATCAGGCTCCGATTCTTCTAGACATATATAATTTGAAGATGGCTCTTAATCCCTTAGGATTTTCTTGGGCAATTAGATACTATCTACCGGAAGGTATCATTCAACCAAAAATATGTGTTTGTTATGAGGATTGGGATAAAGCAATTAGATTGGATCAATCAAAGATCTTCCCGGAAATCGAAGGTAAAACCAATTTGTTTACATTTTACAATCAATTTCGGCAATATGTCATCGAGTATAACGGAAAAGCCTCTGAGAACCGACGAAAGATTGAAGAATCTAAGAAACAGAGAAAATATGTCTTCATAAAATGAAGAAGATAAGATAAATATATAGTCTTCAAAATACCGAGAATAATATGGCTGGATTTGTAAATCGCGAAGAAACTTATGCTGGACGCCCTACGGCCGAATCTCGAAATTTCGTATCTAAGGCGTTGAAATCTTTATCATCGTTTGGGATGATGTATGATGATATGGTTCTTAGAAATTCTAAGGCTATTGGTATCAACGAGGATCGATTTGGTTGGAGGCTCGATCCTCGAAATTCAGCCGGCGGAGAATACGACGATTACGCTCTTTTTGCTAATTTGTCAATGACCGATATCAATCTTCGTAAATCTATCTCGATTTTTGATAAATCATATCCAAAGAAAAGAGAGGATCTTCGTAAATTTGCTATTCAAGATGAAATAGAAGAGATTCTAGACACTTTATGTGATGAATGTGTTGTTTATGATGATAAGAACTACTTTTGTTCTCCCCTCGCCTTTGATGATGAAACTCTAGAACCAGGAACTCTAGAAGCTATCAAAATTGCTCTTGAAACTAACTTCAAGAGAGTCTATCAATACTTCGGTTTCAATAATGATATTGCTGCCTGGTCCTATTTCCGAAAGTGGTTAGTTGATGGATATTTAGCTTTCGAAATTATCTACAACAAAGAACAAGATAGAATTATCGGTTTCAAAGAGCTAGATCCAATCACTCTAGAACCCGGTCTCGATAAAGAAGGTAAGAAGATCTGGAAGCAATTTAAGAGCCAACCCGGGAAAGAAAGAGTTCTTTACGATTCTCAGCTCATATACATCTCATATGCTAACGTTAATACCTCATCAAGAGTGTCTTACGTTGAGCGACTAGTTAGATCATTTAATTTGCTCCGTATCATGGAGCATTCTCGAGTAATTTGGGCTACTGTGAATGCCTCGTTCAAGACTAAATTCGTAATTCCGGTCGGAGGTAAATCTAAAACACGGGCTAGGCAATCTCTTGGTGTTATTATGCAAAATTACCGAGAGCAAATTGACTTTGATACAGAATCTGGCGAATTGAAAGTTAACGGAAAGGCTATGATGCCTTTCAACAAAGAATATTGGCTACCTTCCGGAGAAGCCGGAGAACCGACTATTGAAACTATCGGAAATGATGGGCCGGATCTTTCTGACACTGAGGCTCTTAAGTACTTTAGAGAAAAACTAATTAAGGTTTCTAAGATTCCTCTGTCGAGATTCGATATGGAATCTCCTCCTTCATGGGAAATGAATGCCGAAGGAATGACTCGTGACGAAATTAAATTTGGTCGATTCGTAACTCGACTTCGTTCAGTTTTTCAGGAGATTCTAGTTAAACCTTTATGGATTCAGATGTGTTTAGATTTCCCTCAATTGAAGGAAGATGATGCTTTCAAATCTCAAATAGGGGTTAAGTACAATAAGTACAATATATTTGAAGAAATGAAAGAAATTGAAATCCTTCAAAAGCGATTAGATTTCGTGACTTCTATGAAAGATGGATTGGTAGAAACCGATGCAAATATGAACGAAATCAAGTACTTTGCTTCTGAATTCCTCATTCAACGATTCCTTGGATTATCTTCTGAGGATCTTCGATTGAATAAGAAATTGAAGATCTCTGAAGACGAAGAAAAATTAGCTGCCGCTAAAAAAGCATCTGAAATAACCGGCATGTAAAACAAAATGTCGGATCTTGATATATAGTAAAAATCAGCTTTCACAAAATGAATAATAAGTATCTTCTCGTAGTTGAGAGATCGGAAAGCCAACTCGCCGTCGCAAGAACAAACGATAAGTATGTTCTTGAGGGAGTTTTCACCGAGATTGGAGTTAAAAACAACAATCAAAGGGTATACGATGAAAAAGAAGTAATCCCTCACGTAAACGAACTACAAAAGCTTTGCGCAGGTAATAAACTTCTTGGAGAATTAGACCATCCTAAATCATTCGACATTTCTTTGAAGAACGCTTCTCATGTGATAGAAGAACTTCATTACGATAAGGAGAAGAAACAGGTTATTGGACGAATTCGTCTTCTAAATACCGAAGCAGGTAAAAACGCTATGGCGTTGGTTGATGCAGGCGTCCCTCTACATATTTCTAGTAGAGCCGCTGGAATCGTAGAAAGTAACGGTCACGTAAAAATCAAAAAGATGTTCACATATGACCTTGTTGCTACTCCTGGATTCTCAAACGCCGAGCTAAAAAGAGTTAATGAAAGTTTTGGATTAGCTGAAGATGACAATCTTCAGCTTTTCGAGGTTCCTTGGACCATCAAAGATACAGAATCGAATAACGAAACCGAAATAAAAGAAAACAAAGAAATGGACAATTCCAAATACATTTCAATCGAGGATTTCAATCAATATACTAAACTCGTCAAGAACGAATTTGAGGCTATGAAATCAAAGATTCAAGAATCCGCTAAAAATCCTAATGAAGGAAAGAATGTTAACGAAGGTTTGATCAAATACACTGAAGCGGTCGCAAAGCAAGTTAATGCTTTACAGGAATCAATCGAAGGATTGATTTCTCATAATGATTACATCGTTGAAAATCTCGAACGAGTAAAAGATTACGCTGAGTTAGTTGGAGAGAAATCTAATCTAGGTATCAATTACTCAGAGAAGCTCGCAGAATCCGTTGATCATCTAATCGAATACACTAAGGTGGTTGCTGAAAAGACAGATCAATCAATCGAATACACCAAGATGATTGCTGAAAAGACAGATCAATCAATCGAATATGGAAAATATGTAGCTAACGAATCGTCTAATCGTTGGAATTATCAAGAACATCTCAACGAGCAACTTGACAAAGTAATTTCTCATAATGATTATATAGTTGAAGGTGTTGATTCAGTAATTAAGTACATCGAATATGGTGTTAAAGAAACTGAAAAGCTTCAATCATTCGTTGATCATACGGTTAAAACCATCAATGAAAACGGGTTTGTAAATAGCGAAGAAAAGACTAATACCAAAGAGGTTAAATTAGTTGAAAATCAGACCAAAGGAGTTACTAAGTCTATTAGCGAATCCATTAACGTCGATTCGGATGATGAATTCAAGAAAAACATTACGACTCAATTAAATGCTATTCTTGAATCCGCTAAAACTGAAAAAGAACAAACTATCAACAAAACTTATCATTTCTTGAATTTCTTAGGTGAAAGTCGAAGAAATCAATTCGATTCTCTTACTCCAGAAATGAAGCAAACTGTAGTAGATAAGTTCTCTAGTACTTCTTATTTTGGATCTGCTGATGCAGAAAGAATTTTCGAATCGGTATTCATTCAACCAGTTGCTAAGCTAGATTGGTTGGCTAATATGCCTTCTAAATACGTTTCTTCATGGAACTCTCTTAACGAAAATCAGAAAACCGCAATCAAAGCTCAGGCTTCGATTCGTCGCCTAGAAACTCAATATCAAATCGATGATTTCTGGGCAAATCGCGAGCTTCGAACGGTTAAGATAGAAAACGAAAATCTAGAAAGACCTATCAACGAATCATCTGCTTACGAAACGAACAGTGAATATATGGATGCCGTTCGTGAAGGTTTCCGACGTCGATTCAAAAGATAATCTTCTCTAACGAAGCACATACCCACATTCGAGAGCTTTTTGAACGGATCGATCAGAGATTTAGGTATTCATGAATCTGAGGAAGTTAATGAAGCTGAAAAAATAGAGGTTGGTACTTTTGTTCGATATAAGAAAGATAAAGACTTTACGGGTGGTAAGATACTATCAATCAAAGGATCTAATGCCGAGATTCATAATTGGGACGGTTCAACCACTGAACTTCCTCTTAAAGATCTTGAATACGTAAAATCTTGGAATGAAAGCAATACCGTAAGTAAATTAAAAAAACAAAAGAAATGAAGAACCTAAAAACATTTGAAAGTTTTGTGAATGAAGCTTACGCCGAAAAGCAGGTGAACGATCTTCTTAATATGTATCCGATTAGCCTATCAATCAAACGAGATAAAATCTCTGTTGTTTATTCAGGGTGGGATCTTGGATACGACGATGGTAAATACCACAAAATTACCTGGAACCCAGAGGATAAGAGCGTTGAATCCGGAGCTTACAAAGATCGTCGCTGCACAAAATTTGTGACGGCTAGTAACTGGTCAGAGGATGTTACATCTTTAGAAGATTTTGCAGATATTGTCAATGGCAAGGCGAAAGGCGATTGGAACTAAAAAATCAAAAAATCATGACATGTTAGAAAAATCCCACTCGGAAACCGAGATTGAGTCATTCTTGCAAACATGATTTAATGAGAAGTGCGAGTGGTAATTTTTGAATTTATTTAATCGGATGCCGCTTGAGTAAATAATCAAGCGGCATCAGATATATAGTATGAACTCATCCGTTAAGAAGCAAATAACGGAATTAACCAAAACAAAACAAATCCAACAAAAATGTACTTGTTAAATGAACAAGAAATTTTCGGTAAATGGGCTCCTATTCTGGAGTCCGAAGTTGGAGTAACCGATCGTAATAGAGTCGAGTGGATGTCTAAGTACTGCCACTATCATGAACTTTACGAGAATAACTCCTTCGCTCAACTCGGTGCTGTTAATGGCATGGGTGGAACTCGTTTCCCTGATAGTCCTGGAACCCTTCAAGGTTTCGACACCCAGACGACAGGATCTGGTGATAAGGCTCACACTCTTCTTCCTCTCGCGATGCAGGTTGCTGCTCAGACCATTGGTCTTGATCTAGTTCCTGTTGTTCCGATGCCTGGACCTATGGGTGTTCTAACTTACCTTGATTTCGTATACGCTGGTGGTAAGACTAGTGGAACCGGTGCTGATCTTCCTTTGTTGATCAAATTAAATTATGGTGCCAACCCAATCCCCAGTTACACAGTCGGCGGTTCAGGTGCTTCGGCTAATACTACCTTCCATGTGGTTGGTTCTTCTCGTCTTGATGGAATGCCTATCTTTAAAGTAACTACTACTTCATCTTCTCCGGTTCTTACTGCATCATTAACAGGTTTAACTGTTGCTGGTGCTTCAGTTGGTACCGGTTATACCGTAGAGTTAGTTAAGGCGCTCGAAGATCACATCACTGGATTCTCCGGTGCTGCTCTGGCTAATGATGTCTATGCCGATACTGCTTCTGCATCAGTGAACGATCCTTACGGCCGTTCACAAGGTGAAGGCACCACGGATAACATCATGAACTTGAGCCTCTTCAACAAATCGGTTGAAGCTAAGACTTTCCAAGTTGCTGCTGCAGTGACTCGTGAACAAGTACAAGACTTGAAGCAATTCGGCGTCGATGCCGTATCTCAGGTTGAATCAGTACTTATCAACGAAGTAACTCAGTCAATCAACAAGAACATTCTTAACCGTCTGTTCGCTCTTGGAGAAAGAAACCATGCTGCTGTTATCACGACTCAAGGAACTAACTTCTTCGTTAACCTTGGTTCAACTGCAGTAACGGTCGCTGCCTCCGCTACACAGAACACTGCTACCGCTTTTGGTAACTACATCATCACTACGGCTCTCCGTGGTGCAACTATGCAGCCTACCGAAGTAACTAACTCTGCTTCTGAGAATCTCCACACTCGTCAGCGTAAGATTATGTCAAAGATCCTCGCGATCGCTAACCTAATCGCTATCCGCGGTCGTCGTGGTCCTGCTACATTCGTAGTAACTAATGGTCAAGTTTGCTCAGCTCTACAAGATGTTGCTGGTTTCATACCCGCACCGATGGCTAACACCATCAATCAAATGAGCGGATCACTTTATCCGATTGGTACTCTCGCAGGTCTTGCAGTGTACAATGATCCTAACATGTCTTGGCAGGATACTCGTTTCTGCGTAGGTCGTAAGGGTGATGGTAACTCTCCTGGTCTTGTGTTCATGCCTTATCTCATGGCTGAATCCGTACAGACTATCGCTGAAGGTACTATGGCTCCTAAAGTTGCGGTTAAATCTCGTTACGCTTTGGTTGAAGCTGGTTTCCATCCCGAAACTATGTACCTCACATCTGGAGTTTACATCCACTCAAACTTCGGTTCTCTCGTTTAATCGAGATTCGCTACAAAGAAAAGAGCTTCCTTCGGGAAGCTCTTTTCATTTGTATTTCTTTGAGATATATAGATAAAATGATCATATAAGAATAATGAAGCTCATAGATCTATCAACATACTCGTATTTAAGAGACGAATTGAACGAATACGTCATTCTTTGTAATCAATACCGATATCAACCTACGCCTGAGGATTTTGATGATTGTGTTAAATTTCTTCTTCTTTATCAATCCGGCACATCTACATTAACTGAATCGAATCTCGCATCAAAACTATATGAAGAATTTTCTTCTTCTATAACAGAAACTTCGTACGATCCTGAAAAGGATTGGGATGCTGTAACCGGTTTGGTTGGTGGTGTAGCTAAAGGCGCCGCGGCCTTATTGGCCGGAGGCGTTGCGTTGAGCGTTCTAGGAGCTTATAAAGTAGGAGACTGGATCAAACATCTTTGGAAAAAAGGGAAAGTTATCAAAGCGGTTAAGGCTGAAATCGATGCGGAAATGAAAAAAATCGATGATTATGCCGAACTAAATAAGCTTCTTTCTAAAAGAGCTGAGCTAGAAGGAGAGGTTGATTGGAAGTCTGAACTTCCTAGTATATCCAGAATATGATCAAAATAATAGACCTCGTATGAATTCGTTTAGACCATCAATTAAAACTGCATTAGATTATGCAATTCTAGAAGAATATACAAGAATCAAGATTCTTCAAGAGTATCAACATGCAGTGAATGAGATTGAATTATTGAATCTTTTCCTAGAAGGAATTTCTGATGAATATGAAATAGATGCAGAGAAAGATATTACTTTGAATGATCTTAAAAAATCGATTGATGAATCTGAGCATTCCGACGAGATAAAGAGTAATTTCTTTTACTCTTTGGTTTTTGAAGAAGTCTCTACCGACAAAGTCAAAGATAAGGTTAGAAAGATAGCTCAGGTTAGAAAAAAGATTAGAGCAGAAATCCAAGACCTCGAAAAGAATAAATCCGAATTACCTCCAGAAAAAAAGACTAAGAAGATGGAGATAAATTCTGAGATATTCTCTAAGAAGGCTGAATCTGGAGATTTAATGATTCAATCTAAAGAGATAAGAGGGAAGGATCCACAGAAGGAGAAGAAAAGAACGTCGAAGTGGAAAAAAGCTTCCAGTTTGGCAAAGGAAATTGTTTCTGTTAATACGAAAATATCAGATCTGAATAAAAAGCTCAAAGATGTAAAAGAGGCGGATGATGAAAAGACTAAAGATGAAATCAAATCTGAAATAGATGATCTAAAGAGCAAAAGAGTAGATCTACAGAGTGAATTACGATCAACCATCACCGGAATAAAGAAGAAAGAGGATTCACAGAAACCGGAAGATAAAAAGGAAGAACCGACAAAAGATCCTGCAGAAGATCCAGAAGAACCAGAAGAACCAGAAGAACCGACAGAAGATCCTTCAGAAGATCCAGAAGACACAGAGGAGCCTTCAGAAGAACCGACAAAAGATCCAGAAGAACCAGAAGACACAGAGGAGCCAGAAGACAAAAAAGAAGAACCTGAAGACGTTGAAGATTCTGATGTAAAGAAAGAGGAAATTGAGAAATTGAATAAAGCGATAGATGATCTTCGTAATAAAATAGACAAATCTCAAGGCATATGGGATGATCAATTAAGTAATCTTCGAACACTAACCGATGAATTAGCTAATATGGATTCCCTGAAGGAGGTTGTCAGAATAGAGAGATTGAAAGGGATGGCTCAATTTAATAATAGATTACTTTCTATTATAGAAAACCCGGAACAGAAGAAAGAGATAAAAGATAAAGAAGCTGCGCTTAAAGCAGCCGCAACTAAATTTCAGAAGACTTTAGATACCGCAGAGAAAGAGGCTGATAAGAAAAATGAAGATAACGAAGGATATCAAAAAGCAAAATCTTCAGCGATCAAAGCCGAGGATAAAATAGAGAAAGAAAAACAAGATGATGTTAATTACTCTTTAGGTGAAGATCCTGGAGATAAATCTACTGAACCGAAATCAACCGATTCAGAAGATTCAACCGATACTAAATCGGAGCCTGCTGAAACCTCCGCAGTTACTAAATCAAAAAGTCCGGAAGAAAAAGAAGAGGAATCTGTAGACATTAAAATCGAAAATCTAACCAAGAAATTGGAAGACGCGCAAAAGAATATTGAGATCAAAAAAGAAAAAGGAGAAGACACTAAATCAATTGAAGATAACGTTGAGGCTATCAAAAAAGGATTAGATGATCTAAAAAAGGATAAATCTGAAATTGGTGAATCTACAAACGATACTGATGCTAGAATATGGGCTCTTGAATGGACGGTAGAAGATCTTATCTACCGAACAAACAATCAATTATACTCTTTGAATGATTGAAATACGTCGACAAAAAAGAGGAAGAGCAAGAACTCGTTTTGAGATCTTGCTTTCTTCGCTTAAACCCAGATATCGGCGAGTGCTTCTAGACAATCCTATCATAGAAAGAAATTCTCGAGATGATAGGTTTTTGCAATGTCTATTCTTGATAGAAGATTCACGAATATCAGTTTCTCATCTTAGACGTCCACATATAAACAGAAAAGAAAAGAAAATACTTTCTTACTTTGATCTTCGACGATCTCTGAAGTATATCAATTGGGAATGTGCTTATTGTAAAATCGTCATAAAATCAGAGATACATAATTACAAACCAGAGAATTTCACTTGCAAGAAGTGCTTTGATTATTATGTCCGAAATTCAAAAATCATCAATCAACGATTGATTGATGAATCTCTTCGATTCACAGACCATTTGAAACGATCAATCAAAGAAGAACAAACTAAGTTCCTTAAATATATCAAAAGAAATGATGAATCTTAAATACTTTCATGACTTTGTTAATGAAGCAAAAGAATCAACAAAGCGAAAGGAAAAAATTAAAGTTGTTCTTCTCTCCAACGTCAGTGAAGAGTCACATACCGTTCCAGCAATGGAGGCGGCATTTACAAAAAGAGGTATCTCGTTTAGAATTATTGATATAAACACGTGTAATCTAATCTCTACATCAAATGGATCAGGTGATCTTATGATCAGCGATTCTAAAAGCAAGTCGTTCAAGATAAATTCTGATAATACGGCAATTCTAACTCGTCGAGGTGTTGTTAGATCAACTTTCACTAGAGACATTATATCTAAATTAGAAGATAATAACTTCTTTGTAGTCAATACTCTTGAATCGATACTGGCGTGTGAAAACAAATATGTCACATCAAAGATTCTGATGGATGCAGGGATTCCAGTTCCAAAAATGGCAATCATTGAAGGCGAAGAATCGATTGAGAGTGCAATCAAACAAATAGGAGGACGGTTTCCGGTAGTCCTGAAAATGCTATCTGGATCACATGGGATTGGAGTTTCTATTATTGAATCGGTTGCATCTCTAAAGTCAGTCCTTCAGACATTTTGGAAGATTGATCCAAAAATCGAAGTTCTTATTCAAGAAAAGATCGATTCCGAATATGATCTTCGTATTCATGTGCTAACAAAAAGATTCAATTCACCTACGCCTTCGGATACTGATTCTGTTCTTCTAGGATATATGAGAAGAAACCGAATCAAGAAGGATTTTCGAACTAATTATTCATTAGGAGGAACTGTAGAAAAAACAAAGGTTACTCCGGAACAACAAAGAATTTCGATTGATGCCGCTAAAGCAGTAGGTTGCAATTGGTGTGGAGTAGATTTGATTGTTGATAAGAAGACAGGTAAGAATTATGTACTAGAAGTCAATTCATCTCCAGGAACTCAAGGTTTGAAGAAGGCCACTGGAGTAGATGTAATTGCCGATATTGTAGATTTCATAGAAGATAAACAAAATTGGATTCGTTCTCGAAGACATGTCGGATTCCGCGAAATGATTCAGATTCCAGGAATCGGTGAAATTGTAGCTAAATTTGATACCGGTAACGGTGCAATGTCTTGTTCGATGACTTATGATGAAATGGAAATAGATCATAAAAATAAACAAGTAAAATGGAAGATAGGAGACCGAGAATTCTCTAACAAGATTATTGATTATTCTAACGCAGAGGTCGGAGATGACGTTCACGAAAGGCCAATAATTGAAATCGATATCATGTTCGCCGGTAAAACTTACAGAAAGGTTCATGTTTCTCTTGTTGATAGAAAGGATAAAAGTACTAAATTCTTAGTGAATCGAAATTTTATGGAAAGAATAGGATGTTCAGTTAATCCAATGAAGACTTTTGTAGTAACTTCGGCCCCGGATGGATACTCTGCCGGAGATGCTAAAGGAAAACCTCATTTAGGAATCATATTTGAATCTACCAAAGATTCTATTAAAGGTGGCAAAGGCGATAAAAAATCAGATAATGACTTCGATCCTAACGAGTTAGAAATCGGATCTATGATTGAATTAGAGCACACAAAGAATAAAATCTCGGCTAAAGAGATTGCTAGAGATCATCTAACCGAAGATCCGAAATACTATTCTAAATTGATTAAATCTGGTCTAGTAGATGAACCAGAAGCTCTAAAAAGAGCCAAAGAATTGGGATGGTAAATACAAAACAAACAAACAAACAAACAAACATGATTAACATTCCTTTATTTGAAGATTTCGTCAATAGATTAAATGAAGCGTCGGATGCGTGGATATCTCTACCGACCGGAGATTGGAGAACTGAATATGATATCCCAACTAAAATCCAAAAGGAATTAACTTTAGTTGTTCAGGATAAGTTGAAAACTAAGAACATTAAAATCACTAAAGAGAATGCTGAGAAAGATCCGAAAGTGATGGAGGAAGTCAAAAAGATGTTCTTTGATCATATTTATAGCTACACGACAAAAAGAGAATCTACCGTAATCAAAGCTTGGCAATTATCGGATGGTTCAATTGCGGTTGCCTCATATCCAGCATGGGGTAATGAATTGGAAGATAGCGATTGTATGATTTGGGTTGTTGATAAAGCCTAAACAATGTTAATAACTTTAAGACCTCGAATGTAAATTCGAGGTTTTTTTGTTTTATATTAGTATCGTAATAAAACTAACCATAATGACCAATTCAATCATCGATTCTCTGATTTACCAAGAACATCTCAATCGATACAAGACCAACCTTCTTCGATACCAACCCGGTATTCAATGGTATTTCGGTAATTTCGAAAAAGGCTTAGATTTTCGAGGAAATTCGATGACTGAGGATAAAATGAAAGAAACGGCTGATTCCGTTTCTCCAATCGGACCTTCAGTTTCAATCGACGAGGTTGTTGATATTACTCCTACATGGGAATGGCTTTGTGAACAATTTCCTGATCGATTCGGTTATGACGAATCGAAATTTCAAGAATGGATTTCTGAACAATCCGACGCTTTCTTTTACGGTCGAGAAAAAACTTCTTTCTTCGTTTCCGAAGCATTCGAAATTGCCGCAAATCTTGGATATCGTAAAGTGATTCTCGAAAATCTTTCTTAAACTTTCTTAAAACAAACGTCATGAACAGACTCTTCGTTTATCTTCGCAGATTCAAACAGCACTTTAAAGAGGCGGTTGATCAACCGCCTAAGCTCAATGAAGTTCAATTGATGGCAATTAAGACTTGCAGGAAAATGATCTGCAATCCTAATGCCGAACTAATCTACGCTCCGCTCACACAAACCTACTATGTAGAATCTGATCGATACTACATTCGTATGTTCGAGGATTCGGTTACTATCACCAACGGAAAATTCTCTTATTATGTCTGGATTCCTGGTCGAGTTATGTTCGATTTGAAATCACTCTTCAATCGAATCTCTCAAGCCAAATCCAATCGCCTCGAATCTCGATACGATAAATCAACTCTTCAAAATCTGAAAGAGATTTGTGATTCTGTCGATAATTCGTAATGAATTGATGGATCATATAATAATCAAATCCGCATGTCAAAATTGAAATATACTAAAAGCCAGGCGATCGCAGATCATGTCGCGGAAATCAATCAATTGCATTGCAAAAAAAACGAAGCCAAAGAGCTCGAAGGTAGATTCGGCGAAAAGCCAATCACAGTTTCGGTAGATGGATTCGATGTTCCAATTGATCACGCTATTCTTTATTGGGAATCTCGATTGGCTTTGATTCGATCGGATATCCATCCTCAACTTTTCTTTTACTGACTGTACATATAATAATAATGAACGTAAAGAAATCTCTTTGGACTGAAAAATATCGTCCTACCACTCTTGATGAGCTGATTGTTCCGGATCGAGTTCACAACAAGCTAAAAACCGGAGTTTATCAGAATTTGCTTTTTTATGGCGGACCGGGAAGTGGAAAAACCTCATCCGCCAAGATCTTAGCTAAAGATCATCCTAGTATGTACATCAACTGTTCTTCGGAAACGGGAGTTGATGTAGTTCGAACCAAAATCTCAGAATTTTGTTCGACTCTTTCAGTTATCGACGGAGAAAGAAAACTTAAGGTTGTTATTCTCGACGAGTTCGATGGAGTGTCTGATCAATATATGAAAGCTCTTCGAGGAACGATTGAACAATTTCATCAGACCGCTCGATTTATCGCTACTTGCAATTACTTCAATAAGATTCCTGATAACATTCAATCTCGATTTGAATGTATCAATTTTGATTTTTCTGACATCGAAGAGAGAGAAATCGAAAAGAAATACTTCAAGCGAATATATGAGATCATCAAAAATGAAGGTATGGAAATCGAAAAGGATGCTCTCGTCGAGCTAGTCCGTCGAAAGTTTCCTGATCTTCGATCTACTATCTCTGTTCTTCAAGGATATCATGCCGAAGGGCGAACTCGAATTACGACTGATGATGTTCGAAAATTTCATGGAGTTTTCCGAGATCTTTACGAACATATCTTCGCACCATCAAACGATGAAGTGAAAAATTATCAATTTTTGGTATCCAACTATTCATCTCGAGTCGACGATGTAATCAAAGCGCTAGGCACAGATTTCATTGAATATATTCAAATAGAAAAACCACAACTGATGCGTAAAGCGGGTGAAATTTGTTATGAAGTCAATCGACATTCGTATGAATCTCGATTTGTCATTGATCCGGTAATCACTATGCTTTCTCTTGTTTATAAAATCGAAACCATCATTCGTTCATAATCAATAATTAAGTCGGTAGAAAAAATGAAAGTTCATAAGCCTTCGGATACGGTATACATCACTAAGAAATTCATTCGAGATGAGGAATTCTCGGAGATAGATTTTGAATTTCAAGATGAATTCAATATCAAAGAAGATCAAGATTATGCCATTATTGAATTAGGTCGATCTCACTTAGATCCTTGCGCTCGACCAATCCGTATCGAACTCTTAATCGAGGCTCTTAAAGAGATGAAAATGGCAGGTGCTACTCATATTGAAATGGATTATCATGAGGATCATATCGGGTATGAGATTTCTGCATTTAAGTATTATTCCTCAAAACCGGATGAAATCCTCATTTACGAACAAGAGTTATCTGAAGAGGATCAACATAATCGATCGATTCGTCGAGCCGATCTTCAACGTCAACTTAATGACCTAGATAATGAGTAAAATTCACTTCGAACCGGAAAATGGAAACTGAGTTAATTGTCACAAAGATCCTTCGATGCGGAGTTCCGATCGGACCGCTAAAGAGAATTTATCCAAGAAGTGAAGTCATTCGCGCAATGGATAAATATCTTGCAGAAAAGAACCGATTCGGAAAAATCGGATTTGATGATGTAATAAATCCATCTATTCGAGATTACACACATCGTGTCGAGAATCTTTCGCTAGATGCAGATGGATTCCTCGTAGCCACCATCAAGTTTTTGATGACTCCGATCGGACAGGAGGCTAAGAAATTATATGAAAATGGAATTCTTCATTTCCGCACAGCCTCTTACGGCGATGTTGAAGATGGTGACATTATAGAAAATGGCGTAGTGAACAATCTTCGGTTTTGGATGATATGTCTAGTAGATGATCCAACTACCATCGAATAATTTTTTGACATGAGATACAACTTTATGTTTTTTGTATTATATTAGTACTATACAAAAACAATCAATCATGATGATAATGATGCTATCGACGATCGAGTATCTGGCTAAAATCAATCCAGAATTCACTACTCGGTTTTTAGCAGATATGCCAAAAAATCGAACTCGAGAAGGAATCTCATATGTTATTCTAGAAGAACCCGAATCATATAAAGAAAAACAACAATCCTAATGACCGGGAAATATACACTTATCTTCGATGGAAACTTTTGGTTACACAAAACTTTCTTTATTGGTCAAAAGATCAAACAAGGCAAACCTTTCAATTTTATCGACGAACCGGATGCGGATAGAAATCTACTCCTTTGGAAGCTTTCCGTCGATTTTGCTGCGGAAATCAAACGATTTGAAGGTGTAGTTAATCGAATTGTCTATACTATCGATTCTTCTTCTTGGCGAAAAAAGCTTCTTGATCAAGAGTACAAGGCGAATCGAAAGAAATCTGCCGATATCAATTGGAACGAAATCTACAATGTACATAACGAATTCGTCAAATCGCTCGAAGGTCTTGGTGTAATCGTATCTCGAGTTTCTAATGCAGAAGCCGATGATCTCATTTTTGCTTGGTCTTCATACCTCAATCAAAATGGCCAAAATTCAATGATCATTTCTGGCGATAATGATTTGCTGCAATTAGTTAATCATGATAAATCTTCCGGAGCCAACACTCTATACTACAATAAATTCGATAAAGATCTTCACGTATTCCCTGGATTTGACACATGGCTAAATCAAGAAGATTATGCTACAACTCAAGATATCTTCGATATGCCAATCGATCTTATGTCGAATTCTAAGCAACATCTTCGAGATATCGTAAAGTCTAATCGAATGGAAACTCATGAAGTCAATATCAACGAATTCATCTTCCGCAAAATTCTCGTTGGCGATGCTGGCGATAACGTATCGCCACTCGATACTAAAATCAAGGAATCTAAAAATGGTCCTCGAGTATATCGAGTAACTGATAAACATGCATCTGAGGTTCTATCTGAATTCAAACGAGACAAGATATTTGTTAATCAATCTCATCTCTTTAATGAAGATCAAATTACGCAAATTTGTGACATTGCAAAGCGAGTAATCAAGATTGATCGAACCGTCGAGGAAATTACATCAAAGTGGAAACTTAACCGAGATCTAGTATTCCTTCATAAATTCTGCATCCCTTCGGATGTATATTGCGCTATGTTCGATTTAGTCGAAACTTCGTGGAATAGAACTCTTTCCGCATCGAACGTTCATTCCATTATGGATAAAGAAATTATCCTAAAAGGAACCACATATACAAAAGAAAAGAAGGATTCCTTTTCAGAATCCGGGATCTTTACCGCATTGAAGAATGAAGAAACTAAATCTGAAGTAACCGTAACAAAAGAAACAGAATCGAACTTTAATAACGATTTCTGGAATAATATCATCAGTTAAATGGAAGACTTTGCTAAAACTCGACGAGGGGCTGAATTTTTCGATTACAATCTACCAAAGATTGCGGGTCAACTAGAACGAATCGCAAACGCAATGGAAAGAAAAAATGCAATCGAAGAAAAGCGACTAGTATTAGAACAAAAACAATACAAAAAAGATAATGCCAGAGCTACCGGAAGTAGTGAGGACGGTCCTCAGCTTGAATCATCGACTCAAGGATAAGTGGTTAACTGGTATACAAATTCACTCAGGTCGATATTCTCGACATGGACCTCCGGCTAAAATGTCAGAGGTTCTGTCTCATTTGCCATTGAGAATTGAATCGATTGATTTCTTTGGTAAGCTTCTCATCTTCAAACTAATCTCAAAAGAGAAGACGTGGTGGATGAGAAATACTTTGGGTATGTCAGGCGGCTGGAAATCTACCTCATCTAAACACGGACATGTTGAGCTGATTACGGACGAAGGATCCGTTTTCTTTACAGATGCTCGGAACTTTGGGACTATTGCTTTCACTGATAATGAAGATGAGATTCTTCGAAAAATTAGATCTATTGGGCCAAATCATCTACGAGATGAAATATCCGATGATTTATTTCAAGAAAGACTTTGCCGATTACCTAATGTGGAAATTTGTTCGGCGTTGATGAATCAATCATTAATCGGTGGAATTGGCAACTACATCAAAGCTGAAATTCTTTATCGATCTGGAATATCGCCAAAACGTCTGGTTAAAGATTTGACCACCGATGAGTTTTCTCGTCTTAACAAATCCACATTAGAGGTTGTTCGAGGTTCATTCATAAACGGAGGAGCTAGCATTAGAACTTATAGCGGAATGGATTGGGAGCGAGGTGATTATCCATTCTTCTTTCAAATTTATGGTCGAAGTGTTTGCCATCAAGGATATCGAGTCGTGACTGAAACGACATCTGATGGTCGAACGACGCATTGGGTTCCAGAATTACAAAAGTAACATATAAAGAACATGGAACTTTTCGAATTAGTCAAAATTATGT